CTCCCATAGCTGCTGTTCCTGTTGTAGTTAGAGTTGTAGCTCCAAAATCTAATGCGTTAGTTGCGGCATCCCATTCTATTGTTTTCTCAACACCACCATCATCAACTATCCATTTCATATTAGCATCTTCTGTAGTGTTCTTAAAAACTAATTCATCTGTAGCATTAGCATATATATTAGCAAAATTAGCTCCTGAGTATAATTTTAAAGAAGCGTTCTGTCCATCCATTGCATGAATACTAACCTCTGTATTTTTACCTGCTGTTTCTCCATAAATATCAAAGTCATCATTCCCTGCTCCCTCTTCACATTCTAATTTAATTCCTCTTGTAGCATTATTAGCTCTTAGATATATATGAGGACTAGAAGCATCTGTTGTCTGTATTAATATATCGTCTCCCTCTGTTGTAGGCTCTAATACTGTTCCTACTCTTGTCCATAATGTAGCTCCACCACCCCAATTATCATCTCCATATTGTTTAGTAGCATAATCTTGTGCATTAACTGGGTCTAACATTCCTGTAGCTCTATGAGCTCCATCTCCTAGAATATCTCCGAGCATTGTAAACCCTGAGTGTTGTTCAGCTGCCATTATAATCCTGCGTCTTGGTTACTAGCTATGAAATTAACTGAAGTCTTCTGCGGAACTAAATTCATAACTCTACCAGTTTGTTTAGTTGTCTTGGCTACTAAACCCTCTTCTATAGGCCAGTTGGTCTTCAACTCTTTTTCACTTGATGTATTTGCCATAACAATATTATAAGAAATAGAATATATAAACTTTACGCTGCTCTAACTAATCTTGTTAAATAGAAAACTGTTCCATTACCACTTGCAGTTATTATCCAGTCAGTTGTAGAAGTTCCTACAGTAGCTGCTGCGGAAGTTTGTCCAGTTAAACCTGTGTTTAATAAAGCCATAGTAGCATATTCAGTTGTTGTTGCAGTAATTACTCCAGCCATTTTAAGTTGCTATTATAACTCCCAATGCTTCTAAAGCATCTATACAAGAATTAGGCGGTAACTTTTGGTCTGTAGTAGAAGTATCTGTGCTATCAGCTATTGCAGGTAGAACTGGCTCATCTCTTTGACTTCTTGCCATGTTGAGCTACCTCAGGTTTAGCTGTTTCAGGATATCTTAATAAATATTCATCTAAACCTTTTTGAACAGACTTTCTAACATAAGGATTTAACTCTGTATTTTCTAGAGTTTTCCTCCACTGTGCAATTAGTATTTTAGCGTTTTCTTTTGTCATTTTTAAACAGTTGTGTTAGTTAGAATATAGGCACTCTTAGGGTCTGTCATAACAGCTTCTCCCTCTTCCCATACTCTGATTTTAGTTGCAATTCCGGGGTCAGAGATTGTTACAGCGCTCAAAGGTGTAAAGGATTTCCATGCTAAAGTAGTCTTAGGCAACCACATTCCTACACTATCAGTTGTCCAATTATTACTTACTACTATCTTAGTTCCTAGTAAACTCATTAAGTTTCCATCTTGAACTTTCTGACTAGCGAATTGTGGGATAGAACTACCCTTAACATTTATCAAGAATTTTAGTAAAAATGTGTGTTCAATACTGTTCATACATAATATAGCTCCCTCAGGATTATATCCCTGTGCTCTAATTCCCTGTTTCATAGTAAGAATATCTGTAATTGGGTCTCCTGTAGCAATATCATTCCAGCCATCTGCTGTAGCTGCACTAAAGTTTGTATTGGTTGGATTAACAACAGTTGGAGTAGCCGCTGCAGCTTCTACTAATACAGAGAATATTCTTAGGTCTACTTTTCTAGATAATCCTCTCTTCAAATCTCTCATATTAACTCTTAATAAATCTACATCATTATCCTTTAAATCTTCTAAAGATAACCATGGACTATCTATCATAAACTTTTTAATATAGAATGTATGTCTAGTGAAACTTTGTTCCATTACATAAGGAAGAGCCTTACTTGCTACTTGTGGAATATGTGATGCTAATTCAGTTGTAGTTTGAACTGTGTCTAACCATCCACTAGTCTTTTGATACCATCTATTTTCTCTTGCGCTAGTTTTCTCTATCCTACAATAATTTTTAAAAATATTTGCTTCATCAGCAAATCCTCTAAGAACTTTTTGAATATTAATTCCTCTAATTTCTTGTTCAGCGTTTGTATCAGCCATTATGCGTTAATTCCTACTCCGATACTTAGCTTCATCATAAAGGTTTCATTATCTGCTCCATTATCTGTTAAGCAAATTCCCATAGATTTTGCTCCAAAACAAGTTGCATCGGTCTTTTTTAATTCTTGAGCATCTCCACTAAGAGCTAAAGTTTCTCCTGTAGTGATAGCTGCTTGGCCAGTAGCCTTAAATATTCCGCCCATATAAACAGCGATAGTTGTTTTACCATCATTAGCTATTTTTTCCTCTGCTGCAACTCCTGCACAATATGCTTCATCATTAGCTGCGTGTGTAGTTACTGTCATAGGATTAGCTAAGATTAACCATGCTCCTTTTGCAATTCCAGCGCCATCTGCGCAAGTCATAGATATAGGTTTTTCAGTTTCTATCATTAATTCTGCTACCATAAAAATATAATAAAAAATAAAGTATATAAATGTATCGTTATTTGAGCTTTTCTTCTTTTAACTTAAATTTGGCCATTTCCGCTATATTCTTTTGAATTTCTATCTCTCTTTCAGCACTAAATATAACTTTTTCAGATTTATTTAATATCTCAGTCCAAAAAACAGTTAAGTCGCTACCAATTTCAATACCTAAGTCTTTAGGAATAGGGATTTTATCTTTACCCACTTTCGTCTATAAAACCTTTTCTCTTAGCGTAGTCAGCATCGCTCTCATCTTCTTTCTTCTCAACTTTCCCAGCATCTGCTTTACCATCTAAGATACTATCGGCTTTGAGCTTCTCTGCCCTTGCCAAATTCTCACCAGTTTTTTCGTTGGCATCTTCCAGCCTTTCAGCAGCTTTGTTCGCTCTGTCAATAGGGCTAGCTTCTTCGGGTGTATCCCCATTTTCGCTATCCTCAGTTGCATCAGTTTGTTGTTTGTCATCCATTATTGTTTACCTCCTTATTATTGTGTAGCTTCCGACTGCAGTCTTGCTAACATCTTCGCAGCTTCAGCGTAGTTTCCATTTCTAATTAAGGAAAAGTATTTTGCATCATCTGACTTTTCATCTAAGTCTCTTATTCTTGCGTCTAGATGTGCTTGTTCAAATTCATCTAATTGGTCTCCATCTTGTATTGCTTGCATAATCCCTACTAATCTTTTATTATTCTCTACTTTCTTTTCTACAGCATCAAAATATATATTTAAACTCTGCATTACATTTACGAATGGAACTTTACTTATCTCTCCTCTTGCAGCTAATATTTCATCCATTACTTTATTAGCATCTTCCATTCCCTGTATGTCACCTTTACCCATACTTTCAAAGAATTGTAATCCTGTTGTCTGTAGAGCTTCTTCTTGTATAAATCCAGCAAAAGGATATGTTCCGATTGCAGTTGCTAGAGCTCCAGCCCCTGCTAAAGTTAATCCAGCTCCTTTCATAAATTTACCAGTTAAACTTAATGACTTTGTGTTAGTTGCAAATCTAGATGCTGTTTGTGCTGACTTACTTCCTACTGAGAATAGTTTGCTTACTCCGGATGAAGCACTCTTCCCTACAAAGAACCTTGATGAAACAGTTGCTCCTTTAAATCCTACTTGACTTGTTGTTGCTATACTTCCTACACCTACTCCTCCGAAAGTTACTAGTGCTCCAAGAACAGTTGCTAAAACTCCAGTTGTTACAGGACTTGTCATTATCTTAGCTATTCTATTTAATATACCATCTCCTTTAATATATGCTGCTAAGCCTGTCGCTGAAGCTTCTAATCTTATAAGATTTATTGGTTCTCCCATTGGCACAACTCCAGTTTCATCTAGAGCTTCTACTTGAGTTTGTTGTTTCTCTTCCGCTCTATCTTGACTTCTTCTTCTTCTTCTCCTACTCTCTGACATTAACTCTCCATTATAAGAAACTAAATCAGTTACCTTAGGGTCGGTTACACTTCTATAAGTTCCTTGTTGATAATAATCTACTCCTCCTCTAATATATTCACTTCCACTTCCCTGATTAACATATACTGGGTCAGGTGTGCTGTTAGCTTCTACAGTTTGCACATGAAGTTGCCATACTCTATCACCCATTGCTTTAGTTACTTGACCCTCTGCATGAGCTTTTAACATTTCACTTACTTCTGCATAATCTATATATCCTAATCTCTTAGCTTCATTTAATCTTTCAAGAGCTCTAGTTGCAAAAGCATTAGGAAAATCTATTCCTGCTAAGTTATTTTTAGAATAATCTATTGGTGGCCATCCCCCTGAATTAGAACCTCTTGGTTTGTTAGGGTCTTCTTCAGTCGGTGGAGCTGGGTCAGGAGTTGATACATTATTTTGAGCATCTACAGCTTCACTAATCATTAAACTAGCAGTTGCTATATCAGTTCCCGGTGGAAATGTAATTCCTAGTGACTGTCCATAAGATATTTGATTTTCAGTCGCTAGAGTAACTGGTGTTTCAGTTTCAGGAGTTTCAGAGGGTGGTTGGGTGGGAGTTACAGCTGGAGCAGCTGGCTCAGTAGGAGTTGGTGAAGCCGGGTCAATTACCGGCGGAGCTTCAGGAGTAACAGGCGCTGTTGGCTCTACTTGTTTTGGTTGCTTGCTAGCGAGCCTTGCATCTTTTATCTCTTGTCTTCTAATATCATTTCTACTTGGCGCTCTTGGTTCTCTAGCTTTTCTTGCAAATCTTTCTCTAGGTTTTCTTGGCTCTCTAGGTTTCCTTACACTCTTCCTTGTTGGGGGTCTACTACTAACACTTCTACTAGATGACCTAGTTCTAGATGCTTCATTCTTTACTTTCTGTGCAGCTCTCCTAGCTGCTATTTTAGCTCTATTTGCTGCTACACCTGCGGCTCTATCTTCCTTTCTCTTCTTAGTTCTTTTGCTAGTTCTTACCATTAGTAATCCACCTCAACATCCTCATCTTCTTCGTAGAATGCTGTGACATCATAAGTCTTGTAACATTTGTCGTCGCTGTCATCATATTTCAGCTTAACTTCAAATTCTATTGTAGTATCTTCGTCATCGTAAGTAATACTATAATCGTTATAAACTTTACGAACTTGCACTTCTTCAATATCATATTCGTCTCCTTTACACCATGTTTCTTCATCTTCTTCTAGTGCATCCAAGAAATCTTGTAATGCTCCTCCCATTAGGGCGTCAGATGTATCCACTTCAACAAATTCAGTTACATTTCTATCAACATATTTTATTACTTCTTTCTCAGTTGTAATAGTTGCTGGGTTATCTAAATAAAATCCTCCCATCAGACCTATCACTAATGCTGCGATTACGCTTACTGTTATCCATGTATTTTCCATATTTTTTATACCTCCTATAATTTACTTAGTTGTGAGTGTTTTAAACTGTGGTAATTGTATACCGACTATTAAGGCGATTAGGCTAAATATCATACTTCTGAATAAGCCATTAACACCATTCTGTATGCAAAATATCTCTATTACAGTCAGACACACTATTGCAATTCCGGATAGTCTCCAGTCTACTTTTTGTTTTTTAGTTGCCATTATGCTTCCTTTGGTGGTGCAGCTTCTGTTTCACTTGGTTGAGATGCTCCATCAGTTTTATCCTTTTTATTATCTGAAATCATTTCGTTCTCTAGACTAGCTGGGAACTCTAACTCTATCTCTATATTTAACTGATTTAATACTTGTTCTTCTATAAATAATTGTTCCTCTTCTATTGTTTGTTGGAATGCTAAGTAAGCTATCTTTACAGCAGCTTCAGTTATACCACCTACACCACCGACTATAATCTTAGGAACTTGAGCAGCTTCATAGAATTTATCATCTAGACTTTCTATCCATGCTAAAGGACTTAATGTAGAATTAGGCGCTACTGCCATAGCTTCTAGCTCTACGCTATCTTGAGGAACATACATATTTTCTCCACCAGCATTAGCTGCATCCATCTTAGTTTTAAATGCTAGTATCTCACTTTCTTTATCTGTAGCTAATTTAATAATCCATCTAGGAGTTACATATCTGTGAAGTAGAGTTTTATTATCTTGCATAGCTTCATTCTTAGCTAGTATAATCCATTCCAGTCTTTGAACCATAGAGACACCATGTATCTCATCAGCGACCCTGTTTCTAGCTAAATGGAATATGTCTTCTGCTTCAATAAGTTTTCCAGTTACCTTACCTTTGTTAAGTCTTTTATATCCAGTAATTCTACCTTTCTTGTTAGCTATAATTCTTATTGAACTTGGGTCTAGAGGTTTTAAATTAATTAAGTTATCTTCATCATCTCTTATAACTTCGCAGAAACTATCTCCACCAATATTATAAGTTCTAATCATATTCTCTAAAATAGTATTAAAAGTATCTTTACCATATCCCTTTACAGTATCTAATATCAATTCAGTCTCGGGTTTAGCTTTAAAACCTTTCCCTACAGTCCATGTAGCTTTTGCATCAATAACAGAAGCTAGTTCCGGTATTTGCTTGTAATATCCTAAGTATTGAGACCATTTCTCATTATCCCATACAGTCTCAGTCACTCCATCTATTCCATCTGTTTCTTCAGCTGGGACTGAATAATCAGTCATTACAGTCGCTAAATCACTAGCTGTTGAGTTTCCTAATTGATGTTTTCCCATTATGTTGTTCCAATATTATGTCCGATTTGGGTATCTGTGCCCTCATCTACGAAGTTTACTGTATTATTCTCCATGATATTTCCACTTATTAATGTATCGACTGGGACATCTCCTCCGCCATTATCATATATATATACTCCTGTCTCTCTAACTCCTGCTTGGTCTCTGATGGAATTACCCTGAATTACATTTTGAAAACAGTTTCCATCTAAGAATATTCCGCTATCTTGGGCATCTGCAGACCCATTATTATGAATTTGACACCCTACAACTACATTATAAAAACTACTAGCTATGTCTATTGCATTATCATCACAAGTTGTTATATCTGTATTAGTTACAGCTCCTAGATGTGCTGCAAAGAAATATATGCCATTACCACTACAATTTGTTATTTTACATCCATCTACAATAGTTCCTGAAGCCCCGACAGCTACCACTCCATTAGCCCCCATATCATCTATATAACTATCTCTTACTGTGCAGTTTGCTGCAGATATTCCTACTCCTGATTGAGAAGCTCCTGCAGAATTACCTTTTAATCTTACATTATAAACTCCAGTATTAGCTCCTGTAGCAGTTACTAATCCAATATTAGTAGTTGCTTGAATTAAAGTTCCATATCCACTTCCTCTTAATTCTTGTGTAGTTTGTAAATTAATAGCTGCAGTAATTGTATAAGTTCCAGCTTTAACCCATAGAACTCCGGGGTTAGCTGCTAAAGCTGCCATCCCAGCTGCAATAGTTGTATAATCTCCCGACCCATCAGCCGCTACAACTACTTCCATAGCTGTATATTGAGTATTTGTATCTGAACTTACTAACTCCCAAAATCCAGCATTAGGTGGAGTATCTCCAGTAGATATAGCAATACATCTATACGCAGCTCCAAGATATTCTACCCAGTCATCAACTGCATAAGTTGTTCCACCAGCCCAAAGACCTTTCCAGTCTAGAGCATTGGTATCAGGAATTGTTAATTGTTCTTCCGGAATAGTTCTCTGACCATGAGAAGTCCATACTTGGTCATCCTCAGCAGAACTTCTAAATATTGAAGGAATTGCCCCAAAGCTTAAACTCATTTCCGAATTGAGTAGAGAAACCTAAATCCCTGCTCATGTAATTTATATTCATTCCTTGATGTATGATGTTTCCGATTAATCTTCCCCATTTACCTACTCGGTTAAATGGGTTTATAACTATTTGCACTTCTTCCCCTAAGACTTGTTCAGCTAACCAGTCTCTACTTTCTCTTCCTCCATCTTCTCCTAATTCCGGAGCTGCTATATAAGATAGTCTTATTGGGAATGTAAAATTTCTAAAATCAACTTCAACTCTTAATGTATCTCCATCATGGACATCTACAACCTTAGCTATAAAGTTTTCAGTAATTTGTTTATGTGGACTTTCAAAGTAATAGAAATCAAATTGATTATTCCTAAGTTCAGGAAACTTCTTAAAATCATGTGTCATTAGACTGTTTGGTCTTTCATCCAATTCACAACTTCTTGGTCTCGGAGTAAAGACATCCCCCTTAAAGCAGCATCCCTTAGTGTGTTAATCATGTCCTCAGCTTCTATTCTAGTTGTATAACCTGACATATTAAATTGAATTAAATATATTGCGACTAAATTACTTTCAACTTCTGTTAATATTCCAGTAGCTAAAGTTTTGTATAATGCGAAATTAGTAGACCAGTCATATCTTGAGATATTATTAATTGTTGCTTCTACTTGAACGCACAAAGCATTAATTCTAGCTTCTGTTGAGCCAGTTCCATCTACATTCTCTCCAGCCTTAGTTAAGATTTCATCACTTGTAGCAAAAATTCCCTCATGTGCCATTTTCTATTTAATATAAGTAGACTTTTAAACTTTTGTCTTTTATTCCCCAGCAAGCTCTAATCAGTCCCTCAACAATATGGGAGTAAGCTCCATATATTTTAATCTTACCAGTCTCGGTATATTCATATAATATAGACTTTAGAGATGTCATAATTTCAGGGTCATCTAATAATTTAATTTTCCTACTTTCCATTAACTTTAAAAGGTTATCGTAAAGCTCTTCCTTTAAAACCCTTTTGGTTTTATCTCCATCAATTTTCTTAGAAGCATTCTCTACACTTACCACCACTCTTTTAACATCATTCATTTCTCTTAATTGGTCATAGACCCCAGCTCCTACTCCAGCACTATCAATATATATCTTAGAAAAGTTCCACTGGAAATGTAGGCCTGCTATTAGTCTAGTTGTATCAGTCGTTTTAGTCTTAGTTGTTACATGATGGTCTAAATGAGTTATTAATCCCAAATTATCTATTCCTATTATCTCTAGAGAAGTTTCATCTTTTCCCATACGAGCAATGTCCACCCCCATGTATACTTTACCTTTAAACTCTTTAGTTTTTTTAGTTAATGGCATTTCCTCTAATAATCCATCTGAGAAGAATTGTCTTAGTTTATCTACAAATTCTCCTAGATACTCCTGCGCATATTGTAAATCTGTCATCCATTCCTTTTCATGTGCTAGGAACTCTTTATCAATTCTTGGACAGTCTTCAGAGCTTCTATGGAAAGAAGTAAACTTAGGGTCACTAAAACACCTGTAATAATACCCATCTCTTCCAAAAGGAGTAGATAATAATATAGTGTCTCCCCCAGTTGCAGCCAGCATAGGGGTAACTGCTGTCCACACCGCTTCAGGAATAAACGCAGCTTCATCAGCGATTAAAAGGTCAATAGTAAAACCCCTAATCCCATAACCGCTTTCACCGGTTGGGAGACAATGAATAACAGACCCATTCTTTAATTTTAATTTATGCTTAGTTGGTCTATCTTTACCTTTAGAAATATAGTTTTTGTAATTTCGGTATACATAGTCTAGGATTTTCTCAAAAAGTAGCTGAGCTTGTCTCTCTACGCTAGCTATGACCATTATGTTCATGTTTGGGTTCTTAACAGCTTTTTCTCCAGCTTTTACAGAGATTACTGTGGATTTCCCAATTTGTCTTCCGCTTCTAACGCAGATATTTCCGGGAGCGTCAAATATTTTCTGTTGGAAGCTATCCAGTTGTATTTCCATATTAGTAGTATATCCATTAGTTCAAAAGGAAAGCCATTCGGTATTAGCTTTGCAGCTAAGTGGATGTCTTTAGTTTCAATTTGTAAAAAGCTACCTCTACATATTCTCTAGCAGTTCTTCTAGATAAATTTAGATTTGCCATAGTTGCTAAGACCCATTGCTTAAAATTGGGGTCTTCTTCAGACTTATTGATACTAGCCATTATCTGTCCTATTTGCTTTTCCCGAGCTTCTTGTCTTGATGCTATGATGTTCATGTCATAAGACACACTCTCGCACTATTTAAAGGTTTCGTGTCACCTGTATGTGTATGCAAAGAAAAAAGAGAAAGAAAAAGTAATCAAAAAGAAAGAGAAATAAAGAAAAAATAAGAAGACCGCTAACTAAGCCCATACACATAGAAGACACAAAAGGAGCATAAAAGGTTATATATTCGCTTCCCATACGACACACCTTTTACACTCGGATATTTATGCTCCTAACTTATTTTGGACTATCAACTATTTAAAACTTTGTTGTCATTTATTAAAAATTTGGCTGAGTGCCTACATAAACAACACAAACAAACACAACCAAAACCGCAAATATAAACAACCCACAAAAGACCCCAAACAACAATAACAACACACAAACAACAACAAAAGAAACAAACAAACAACTAACAAAGAAACAAACAACAACAAACACACAACCACAACAACACCCAAACAAACAAAACAGGCCAGCCGCAGGCTAGGCCTGTCGCCGGCCAGCTGGAAGCTAGGCCGGCTCAGAGCCAGCGGCAGCCCTGCTGGCGGATAATAGCCAAGCGAGCTAAGCAACCAGCGGCAAACCTGCTGGTTGCGTGCATCCTGCTTGGCTGCAATGTCTCCCGCAAGCAAGAAATAGTTACTCGGTAAGCCGAATAACTAGAAATCATAGATTTCTAAATACACTCATCTTATTAAATGTATCGCTTCTTGCTTGTGCTCGTCATTACTGCCTTACTTCTAAAGCTGCTTCATGCCCTCAAGTAAACTGCTTGCGAACTCATGTATCTGCTCTAGGTCTATCCTACCACCGATACATAAATCAACAGCGAACCTGTATGCTACGCCCACTCTTATTCTATCATCTTTGTTGGCCATTGGCTTGCTTGCTGGCACTTGCTGAACCTCTATCTCATCTCCCTCGTTGTATATCTTCCTTATGTTCTTGAAATCTCCACTCTCTGCGATTTCAGCATCTATAGTAGCTCCTACAGCACACACTTTGATAATTGCATCATCAAAGGCACTATACCAAACACCATCAGCCTTAACTCTTAAGTAAGGTAAACCTTTCTTTGAGACTTTATGTTCTATTTCTGTTATATTTAAAGTTGTTTTTCCCATTTTTAACCTCCATATAAATTTAGTTATTTCTCTTCATAGAGTATCTTTCTGTAAATTATCATAGCTAAACTATAATCCTTTACTTCATTAAGTATGTAATTAAATAGCTCTTTAAACCATTTAATCCTAGTTAGTGTGTTTCTGTGTATCATCTTTATAGACTGCGTTCCAAAACTTTGAACTATCAAATCTTGGATTTTCATTAGCGCACATTGTATAAACTCTTTGGTATAAGTCGTCAAAATCATCGCTCATTAATTTAGATTTAAGTTCTTTCAGTAAGTCAGCAAACATCTTAAAGTGTTTTCTTGTCATCATTTTTATAAGTTCCCCCTTATAGTAGAGAGAGCACACACACCCTTATAAATATATGTATAGTCTACTGGCATAGTGACACACCACCGGCAATAAGTAACACCTCACATGATTTTACTAAGATAATTGTTTCTTGAGCGTTGTCATTCCTTGACCGGAGCGGTCTTAATTGTCTCCTAAGAAATGCACTGTGAACTCTTTAGTTGCTGCTAATCTATTCTTCATAGTATAAGTTCCATCTGCATCTGATATTATTGATAGATATCCATCTGTATCAGCTGCTCTTATGAAGTTTTGTGTATCTTCTATAACATTAACATCGTTCCATCCACCTCTTATTTCAACTATTCCACTTCTTCCAGCTCCTATGTCTATTATTGTTATTCTACCATTCTTT